GCATTGACCTGAACTCTGCAGGTATTCCCAAGTAATGAGATAAATATAACTGTATATTAATTTAACATTCATGTACATGCGACATAGTGTCGCAGGTACACCAAACACCTGTGGGCGGGGCCCACCCATAAAAAAACACTAAACACTTGAGGGCGGGTCCCACCCGTAGAAAAAAAAATAAAAATAATTAATTTAGAGCTTGACAGTATAGGATAACATAGGATATAATATGCGAAACAAACAACGAAAGGAAAACAAATGAGACCAATCAGAAAACAAGAACTTGAATATTTAGATCGACTTATAAATAACAAGTTCCAAGAAAAGCAAAGTGCGATACGTTCACAGTGCGAAATCGAAGTTCAAAAACAATTAGAAAAGGACTTCAATAAGTTCGTATCTACTTTGAGACTTGATAAACTACTTAAAGACGCTGAACAAGCTGAAAAGGAATATCAAGACTTTAAGTTAAGTAAAGACGCTAAAGAGACTGCTCTTAATCAAAATGCTATTAAGAGAAAACAAGCATTACTTGAAAAGGTTAATCAATGGTCAGACATTAGAGACTGGAGTATTTCAAGCCGTGCTGATACTGTAGATGAGGTATTAGATAACCTTAAAAAAGCATGTAGACAAGAACTTGAAGAAAAATATAAAAACTCTGAAAAGGGCAAGTTCTTTAAATATCTACAAAATGGAATAGAGGACGCAAAAAATACTTTATACTCTGGTTTGTCCATTGATGACGTATGGAAGAACTTAGAGAGCATATTCGGTAAGGCACAAATTGAGGTGCGAGTGCCGAAGTCCTTTACTCAAATTTCTAAATAATTCTTTTCGTTAAGAATAGACAACGCCCGGAATTCCGGGCGTTGTTTTAAAAAAAACACTAAACACTTGAGGGCGGGTCCCACCCGCAAAATAAAAAAATAAAAAAAAATAGCGCCCAGATTTCCGGGCGCTATTCTTAAAACTACTTCTTGTTTTTTTGTTTTTCTTTTTTCTTTGCTGATTCTCTAACAGCTTTTCCAAAAGCTTTTGCGCTGTTTAATATATGAAATGGGTTTTTCATTTTTTCCCTTTCCATACTTGAAGTATTAGTTCAAAGCCATTGTTTTGGCCTTTCCAATTAAAAGACCAGTCTTTTCCATATAGCTTTTTTAATAAGCTAACTAACTTGTTTTCATCTTTTCTAGTCATTATCTACCTCGATGTCATCAAGCGAGTTGTCAGTGCCAGTCATCTGGTTTGCTTGGAACTCGCACTCCTGGACTGCTGTCCCTGTCTCTTGAGACAGGGAACATGAAACAGTTTCAGTTAAGTTAATATCTATATCCATATTAATTCCTAACTTTAAGACTGTCAGCAACCATTGACGCCTTAACTTTAGCCCAGTGAGTAATAAACTTATGTCTCGATTCATTACCCACGTTTGTTTTATAATTGATATGGTCAGTCATAAACTTCTTAATAACTTCCCACTCAAGTTCTTCTCTGAACAATTTAACATTTATTTCTTTTAGAAATTTAATTCTAAAAAGAACTTCATCTAAATTCTTTTCAGTAATTTCTCTAAGCTGTAGTGTCATCATTGTCCAAGCTAACTGACTAGCATTCTCATGTTGCTCATCAGTGAACTTATCTATACCAGCTACTTCAGTATAGTTGTATTCTAGTGCCATGTTTTACTCTCTCTTTCTTTTTCGTTAATTAAAATAAGATTATCAAATCAATTAAATCTTTATACAAAATAACGCACTGACTTGTGTGTTGCATATATGACACGCTATTAGTAGTGGTGGCTAACTAACTTTATAGTTGTACTACACTAAACACATGAGGGCGGGTCCCACCCGAAGAAAAAAGGAAGAGGTCCCATGGGGTTGGCAAATACCTTTTAAGCAAGAGGGGGGGAGGGGGTAAAACAAAAAAAGGGGTCCCAGACATTACCCTTTAGTGCTGGATTTATACACCCGGGTAGGGTATAAACTTTTTAAGGTACCATAATTAACATTATGCTTGATATAGAAAAAATAAAAAATTTAAATAATATAGCTGACCCTAAAGTAAGAAAGGAAACAAAATTAAATGTTTTGTATCGTATAGAAAAGGCTAGAAAAAATAATATAAAAAATAATTTTTTAGAATTTGTAAAATACATTTGGCCAGATTTTATTGAAGGCTTTCATCATAAAGAAGTAGCAGATAAATTTAATAGATTACAATCTGGTGAATTAAAAAGATTAATTATTAATATGCCACCTAGGCATACAAAATCTGAATTTGCTTCTTACTTTTTACCTGCTTGGATGATAGGAAATAATCCTAAATTAAAAATTATTCAAGCGACTCACACTGCAGAACTCGCAGTACGTTTCGGTCGTAAAACTAAAAACTTGATTGACTCAAATGAATATAGAGAAATATTTAATACAAGATTACAAGAAGATTCAAAAGCCGCGGGCCGTTGGGAAACGGATCAAGGTGGTGAATATTTTGCTGTCGGTGTCCAGGGTGCGGTGACCGGTAGAGGTGCTGATCTACTCATCATTGATGATCCACATTCAGAGCAAGATGTAAATTCAGCCACAGCTTTTGATAAAGCATATGAGTGGTATACTTCAGGACCCCGTCAGCGTTTGCAGCCAGGTGGACGTATTGTTTTAGTTATGACTAGATGGAGTACAAAAGATTTAACAGCACAACTAATCAAGGCCCAAGCAGCAGAAGAAAAAGCAGATCAATGGGAAGTGGTAGAGTTTCCTGCGATCCTTCCATCAGGTAAACCAGTATGGCCAGAATATTGGAAGTTAGAAGATTTACTTGCGGTTAAAGCATCTGCTGGTATTGCAAAATGGAATGCTCAATATATGCAAGATCCAACTGCAGAAGAAGGAGCAATCATTAAACGTGAGTGGTGGAGAGATTGGGAAGAAGAATATATTCCACCTCTTGAACATGTCATTCAATCTTATGATACGGCATTCATGAAAAAAGAAACTGCGGATTATTCTGCAATCACAACCTGGGGCGTGTTCCATTTAAATGAGGACTCTGGTCCACAATTAATTTTACTAGATGCAAGGAAAGAGCGTTTAGAGTTTCCAGAATTAAGGCGCCTGGCCCACGAACAATATATGTATTGGCAACCTGAAACAGTTCTTGTTGAAGCGAAAGCATCAGGACTTCCATTAACTTATGAACTTAGAAGCATGGGTATACCCGTTGTTAATTTTTCACCAAGTAAAGGTAATGATAAACATGCACGAGTGAATGCTGTTGCACCTCTATTTGAATCTGGAATGATATGGGCACCTAAATCTAAACAGTTTGCACAAGAGGTTATTGAGGAATGTGCATCCTTTCCATATGGAGATCATGACGATTTAGTAGATTCTATGACACAAGCTGTTATGAGATTTAGACAAGGTGGCTTGATTTCTCACCCAGAAGACTATAGAGATGAGGAACTTCCAAGAACAGAGAGAAGTTATTATTGATGAAAAAATTAACAAGAACAATACCACCACTAAGAGGACCTAACCCACAAGGGTTGAATGTTCCAAATAAAAAGGTTATATTAACAAATTCAGGAAAATTAAATGGCAACTATAGACAAATCACTTCCAAACGAAGTTAGAAAAACTATTGAGATTGAGGGGCCAGAAGCTTCAATAGAACAAACTATCGAAACTCAAGAACAGATTCCTTCTCAAGGAGATACAGAAATTACACCTATGGAAGATGGTGGTGTTGAAATTAATTTTGAACCAGCAGCTTTTAATCAAGAACAAACTCCAGATCATTTTGCAAATTTAGCAGAACTATTACCAGAAGAAGTTTTAATGCCATTAGGTTCAGAACTTTTTCAAAATTATGAAGAGTATAGATCTTCACGTCAAGATTGGGAGACTGCTTATACCGATGGTTTAGATCTACTTGGATTTAAATATGAAAGAAGAACAGAACCTTTTAGAGGAGCGAGTGGTGCAACTCACCCAGTTCTTGCAGAAGCAGTTACACAATTTCAAGCTTTAGCTTACAAAGAATTATTACCAGCAGACGGACCGGTGCGAACTCAAGTTGTTGGATTAAACGATAGACAAAAAGAAGATCAAGCAAATAGAGTTAAAGACTTTATGAATTATCAAATCATGGATCAGATGAAAGAATATGAACCTGAATTTGATCAGATGTTATTTTATTTACCATTATCAGGATCTACATTTAAAAAAGTTTATTATGATTCTTTACTTGAAAGAGCAGTTTCAAAATTTATACCTGCAGATGATTTAATAGTTCCTTATTCTGCAACATCATTAGATGATGC